TATTTTGATACTGAAGCAGCAATCACCAAGGGATTACTTACATCTCGTGGAATTGATCAAAGCAGACTTGTTGTTGTCAATGTCGTTACCATAGAAGAGTTTCGAAGTAAGGCACTTCGTGCAGTTGATATATACTTGAAGACAGAAGAAGAAAATCGCAAACCTTGTATGTTTGTATTGGATTCTTTAGGTATGCTTTCGACAGAGAAAGAGATTACTGATGCATTGAATGATAAGCAAGTAAGAGACATGACCAAATCTCAACTTGTAAAAGGTGCGTTCCGTATGCTTACCTTAAAACTTGGTCAAGCAAACATTCCTCTTATAGTAACCAATCATACGTACGATGTCATCGGATCTTATATCCCAACTAAAGAAATGGGAGGCGGCAGTGGTCTCAAATATGCCGCGTCTACGATCATTTATCTCAGCAAAAAAAAGGAAAAGGATAAGACAGAAGTTGTTGGAAACATTATTAAAGCTAAGACGGCTAAGAGTAGACTCAGTAGAGAAAACAAAGAAGTAAACATTCGTCTTTACTACGATGAGAGAGGTCTTGACAGATACTATGGACTTCTTGAATTAGGAGAACTTGGTGGTCTCTGGAAGAATGTAGCAGGTAGATATGAGATGGATGGTAAGAAAGTGTATGCAAAAAACATATACGAAGAACCAGAAAAATATTTTACAGATGAGGTTATGAAAAAGTTAGATGAGATTGCAATGAAAACATATAGTTATGGAACTTTATAGTTACAATGTTCTACCTACAAATCTATGTGATTACTTAATAAATGTTTACGAAACAAATGTTAGCAATCATGAAAGAGTTGATAATCAATCAAAACCAACTTTTACACAGTTGAATTTGAACAAATATCATGCTAATGTAGTATCAAACCTCTGTAATTATTTTTCTGTCGCTCTTGATTTCTATAAGAAGGATGTTCCACAAGCAAAGTATTTACCACAAGTCAAATACCTTGAAGAGTTTCGGATTAAAAAGTATGCAGTAGGAGGACAGGATAGATTTGATGAACACGTTGATGTGGTAAATCACAATTCATCAAGAAGATGTCTCGCTATGTTATTTTATTTGAATGACATAGATTCTGGTGGTAAAACTATTTTTCCATATCAGAACAAAGAGTTTACTCCGAAGAGAGGAAACGTTATTATATTTCCACCGACTTGGGAATATCCACATTTGGGAGAACCACCAATAGACAGTCCCAAATATATTATGAGCACTTATCTGCATTATCATTGATGGAAAGAATTGAAACTACAATCATTCGGAATCTCATTCACAATGAGGATTTTTCTAGAAAAGTTATACCATTCTTAGAACCAACTTACTTTGAAAGAAGATCGGAGAAGATACTATTTGAAGAAATATCATCATTCATTGTTAAGTATGGTTCAGCGGTAACTATTGAAGCACTAAATATTGAGGTTGAAAATAGAAATGATGTTACAGATGATGAAGTAAAGGAAATCAAAGAGATAAATCAATATCTCAATGACTCTCCTGTTGATCAGCAATGGTTATTTGATGTAACAGAGAAGTGGTGTCGTGACCGTGCAATTTATCTTGCACTTATGGAATCAATCCATATTGCAGACGGAAATGATGAAAAGAAGAATCGTGATGCTATCCCTTCAATCCTATCAGACGCACTAGCAGTTGCATTTGATAATAACGTTGGACATGATTACTTACAGAACTATGAAGAAAGATATGACTACTATCACAAAAAGGAAGAAAAAATTGAATTTGATCTCGAATACTTTAATAAAATCACAAAAGGTGGTTTACCTAATAAGACTCTTAACATCGCACTTGCTGGTACGGGTGTCGGGAAGTCTTTATTCATGTGCCATCACGCTAGCTCCGTGTTGCTCCAAGGGAGGAACGTACTCTACATTACAATGGAAATGGCAGAGGAGAAAATTGCTGAACGAATTGATGCAAACCTTTTAGACGTATCCATACAAAATCTAAACGACTTACCGAAGAATACTTTTGAAAAGAAAGTGGTAAGTCTTGCACAGAAAACTCAGGGTCAGTTAATCATCAAAGAATATCCAACTGCATCTGCACACGCAGGTCATTTCAAAACATTATTGAATGAGTTGGCATTGAAAAAATCATTTAAACCTGATATAATATTTGTGGATTACTTAAACATATGTGCATCTTCACGTTACAGAGCAGGTAGCAATGTCAATTCTTACTCGTATATTAAGGCGATTGCGGAGGAACTTCGTGGTCTCGCGGTCGAAACGAATGTCCCGATTGTATCCGCAACTCAAACTACTCGCAGTGGTTTTGCTAGTTCTGATGTTGACCTTACCGATACCTCTGAATCATTTGGTCTTCCTGCAACTGCTGATCTTATGTTCGCTCTTATATCTACTGAGGAACTAG